TATCTTTCTGAAGGGTCAAAGTCTTTTAATCCTTTTAAAGGTTCAGAAGTTTTAATCTTTACTTTATCATTGATTGGAATAACAACTACTGTATCTCCATCAAAGTCTGCTCCTGACAATCTTGCTGCAACTTTTGAATTAATTCCGACAACATCAATCGCTGTTTTACCAATCATTCTCTGACCTTCAGCATTTCTATGTGTAACAGTCAATGTTGGTATCTCAAATGTTCCTCCATGAGGATATCTTATTAAACATACTTGTTCGCCTTCTCTTAAAGAAGGAGCATAAATCTGATTATCCTTTAATGAAGGCACTGGTAATATAACTTTTGTTGTTTGTCTTGGAAACTCAGCTGCTTTAAGTTTAACTGCTGCCGAATCACAATCGTCTGCAAATGAGTTTAATAATGCTTGCTTAACTGTAGGATTGGTTAACTTTGAAATATCATTGTAAGCATCTTCCTTTTCCAGTCTCGAAAGCTTTAATTGTTGCTTAATAAGAGGCAAAGGCTGCTTTGATAGAAACTGAGATGATAAGTTTTTACTATATTCATCCCAATCTCCTTCTCCACGAACTTTATTGACAACTGATATCTGATCTTTACCATCTTTGTCAATATAATGTGTTTGCCCATTAGCTTTAATTAATGCACCGAATGGATTTTCGGGGTCATCTTTAATAGATTTCATTACTTCTGACTTAGGAATATCACTTTTTTTATTAGTATTAAATATAATGTCTACGCCTTTTGGAAAGTCTTTTGGATCTCCATAAACAGCCATTCCCTTTAAATATCTTTCATTGTCTACAAGTATACGACATTGTGCATACTTATCAAGGCCTAATGAAATATCATCTACGCCAGGACGTAATTCAATTAAACCATCTTTTTCTTTTCCACCTTGTTCAGAATATCTAATCATTACTCTATCAGAATTAAATGATCTAGGATACTCTACATCTCTATAAGTTTCACCATTGTCATCAGAATGTTCTGCAAGTGTATGAATCTTATCAAGATTGTAATATAATTCTGCCCAAGTTGTTCCAGGAGGTGCAAGAACCTCAACTGTTGTAAATTTACCAGGATTTGTAGCTTGTTCAATCTTGATGTTATGCTTTTCATAACCTTTGTCAACAAGCATTTCAACTGCAGTGTTGAATTTAGTTCTCTTAATTCCTAAATCTTTTTCAACACCAATACCAATATCAATAGGTCCAAGTTCATTTACCTTTCCTTCAAGAAAATCAGCTGTATTCTTTGCAGCTCCAACCTTTCCAGCTTCATGCTGTTTGATTGCAGCTCTTACAACTGACTCGTTTACACCTAATTGTTCTCCAATGTAAGTGTTAGAATATCCATGCTCTTTCAACTTAACGATTTTGGCATTTCTTTCAAGCATTTCTGCTTCTTTAGCAGCTGCAATTCTTGTTCTTAAGTATGTTGACTTAACACCAAGCTCATTACAAATATCTTTTTCGCTCATTCCTTGAGCTTTAAGTTCTTTGTACTTTTTGTAGAATCCAATACCATCATGTTGATAAGGATTCTCACCACTTCCCCAAGGATATCTTCCTGAATGCCTTGGAGTTCCGTAATGCATTAACGAAGAGTCGCCCATTTTAGTTCTCCTGTTCTCTTAAAGCAGATATAATTTTGTCTGCTTTTACAATTCTGTCCATAATGTGAACAATGTCATCAACATCTGGTTCAAGTTCAATAATTTCATCATTCTGGTAGATTCGTAATATAATTTGAATCTCTCCTGGTTTGACTTTGTACTCATGACAAAACAGAGCTGCATATATCATTAGTTGTTCCATATGAGTTTTAGTTTCACCTGTCTTTAAGTCATGTATTCTAAGAACATTATTCCTAAAGCAAATAGCGTCTGCTGTTCCAAAACAGTTTTCAGAATATAATAGTATCTGTTCGGATTGCATATGAAATCCTATAGCATCATTAACAAACATGCTAAATGTTTTGCCATTGTCTTCTGCTTTGATTCCGTTCTTTATCATTTTAGATGCTAAGTCATGTAACTCAGTTCCTCTCTGAATATCACGAAACTTCTTATAAGCTTCTGCTATCTTCTCATCAGAATATCTAATCCAATGATATTTGCTAGCTCCAAGAATTGCATGCTTACCAACCAGGTTCAAGTGCTGTAACCATTGCATCTAACACTTCCTCCTTATTCTCTGGACAAATGAAAGAAGCAAATGACATTTCAGACATCCTTGAAATATAATTGTCTTGATTTGGCTGATGATGTGCATCCGCGCTTCTTTTAACCTCAAGCGCTGCCCATTTACTACCATTCAAGATTAGTAGATCAGGAAAGCCTTGTGTGCCTTCGTTTTTCTTAATAATACAATTTGGAAGTCTATCTTGAATATCTTTCTTTAAAGACTTCTGAAATTTGCTTTCTAATGCATTCTGCATAATTTCCCCTCCAAAAAGGATGATAAGATGCTCTTATAACGAGAGACATCCTATCCCTTCTATATATAACGTGTTTTTCCTGCGACCAGCTTTTGAAAGGATTTTCTTTCATTGAATTGCTTTTTAGAAGCAAGAGCTCTACCAATTGAAATGTCAATAGAAGACTTTGATTTCAAGTGATAGTAATATAATTTATTGAATGGTGTGTTCAATCTGTCGATTCTTCCTTTAGCTTGCACTAATGTTTTGTAAGAATAGGTCTGACTGTAAAATATAATTGTATCAGTTTCAATACAATTCCATCCTTCACATCCAGAACTATACTGAACTAGGTACATCCATGACTTCTTTTGTATTGGAACTGGTTCGTGTTTATGACCATTCCATTCGGCAATGAAGACTTTGTCCTTAAAATATAATTTTAGCATTTCCAATTCATAATCAAAATTGTAGAACACTATTACTTTAGGGCTAAGCTTTAAAATATTACTAACTGCTATAAGTCTTGACTCATCAGAGTTAGGAATCTTTCGCATTAGATAATATAATCTTGAAACAGATTCAATTGGTTCATCGTTTTCAAAGTCATATCGATTCTTCATTAATGCTCTATACTTATCTCTATCGAATTCACATAGAATATCAATGTTCTCAATCTCAGCTTCTGTCTGATACTTCATTTCTATAAGAATCTTAGACTTATACATTTCAAGTCTTTTAGTATCTATGTACCTTTCGATTATTGGATACGTAGAATATCTTTTGTAAACTATGTGTTCTCTTGAGAACTGAGTTTTGTTCTTATAGAAACCATTAGCTATAAACACTGGAATATAATCTGACCATGTGTCACCGGGAGTTGCTGTTAACAGAATCCATTTGTTATGCTTTGCTATTTTAAGAAAAGCTTTAACCCAAGTTCCATAACCAACAACTCTTTGTTCGTCAAATATAAAGAATGCTTTTTCAACATCTTCATACTTTTTGATATTATTCCATGAATCAACAACAACTTTGTTAGAATATCCATTTGCTTCCGAATCAGTAGATAGTAGGAAGTTAGACAGTTCTCCATTCCATTCTAATGTATCTCTCTTCTTGGCTGTTGTAATAATATACAAATCTTTTGGTTCAACCATTTTGCCGTAAAGTCTTCGATACTTTATTTTGCCACCATTACAAATATAATAGTAAGCGAGGCTGGTAATGGATTTACCAGAACCAACCCCACCACAAAGAATCGAACCATTACGTATCTTATCAAGTACTTCAACTTGATGCTCGTAAAGTTCTACCATAAATATCAATCCTCATAACGATACTTATCTGCAAATACATCTTCAACGATGTTAACATACATTGTCTTAATATAAGCGGAAATGCAACCAGGTTCATACTCATAAGGACGGATTACAATATCAACATCCCTAATCTCAGCATAGTCAATAGATTCAACCGAATCCTCATCAAGAAGAGTCTTGCCATGCTCTGTACAAATATAAATTGTAGGTTTAATCTTTCCGAACTTACATTTAACTGTAAGAAATGCCTGAGGCTCATCCTGCGGATCTCTAGGTTTAAGATACTTAATGTTCCATCCTTCCTCTTTCATCTCTTCAGCGAGATCATTAGGAATGAGAACGCCAGTAGTTCTCAAGCCGCCCTGCTTATTGTAATCGTCAGGGTTTCCTGCAAAGTTTCTAAATATCAATCTTGCTCCTTCAAGTGTAATGTTTCCTACCATAATTTTTGTCCTCCTTTAAAATGGTATAAATTCTTCTTCATCATCACTGATTAACCAGTCATAATCTCCGAATTCTTTAATGTGTTTAATTGCATCATTACATAATGAAATATAATAGCTTGTGTCTATTTTCTTTCCTAAATCTTGAACTAATTCTGACTCAAGCCACCTGTAACCTTTTGATCCATTTACTGAATCATACTTAGTTTTCTCTTTGTTCTCTCTAAGAAGAATTCCTCCGCCTTCTCCAGCAACAACAGGACAGAACAATCCTGCTTTACCTATGAACTTATAAGAATGTTCTCCTTCGGGAAGGTCTTCATTCATGTCTAAGTACATAGCTGTTGATACTGTCTTGGCTTCGCACATGTCATAAAATATAATTTCTTCATGAGAGAATAGAGACTTAAATACATATGGAACTGCAAACTCTGCTCCTGTAGCTGTCCAAGGATGTGTATGCTTCTTCCAATGCTTAGCATTTGCGCTTGGAATATAATTGTGCATTAATTCACACTTTTCCTTACTAGCATACTTTGCTATATACACAGCATCGTTTACCAAGCACATCTTGTCATATGTTGCTTCATGTTCAAAGTTGTATCCATACTTCTTACCGAAATCCATTACAAATTTAATAATCTTATTGTCAGCATTCGGTATCTTAATTGAGTCTGTCTTAATATGTGCAACAGTGTAACCTTGCTCTTGAACTGCATGTTTCAAATCAATCATGAACAATGCTCCACGCTTTGCTACAATATTATCAATGTTGTTAGGATCTTTAAACTTATTGTCAAACTTAGCTGAAGTATTACCATAAACTGCATTGATTGGAATCTTTAAAGCATAAGCCATTGAACCGGAGTTTTCTTCTGAAATATCAAACTCTTCCATAATCTTCCATACTTCTCCATTAAAAGCCTGCTTTAAAATATCAACATCCCAATGTTTAACAGCAATTCTTGTAGCCTTAAGTTCGGCATACCTATCAGTATAAATGGGTCCAAATATCCCTTCAAGTATTGCACTACTAGGATGCATACTTTCTACATCCAATAATGCTACATCCTTATACATACCAGGTTCAGAATATACATAACCTCCTTCTCCAGGATCTTCGCCTCTATAAGTACTCTTGCCTTTCTCAAAAGTATATCCAGGGAAGTATGGCTTATCATCACAAGGCTCTGCCAAGTTTCTCCAAACAAACTGGTCTTGTGGATGTTTGTCGTTTCCAAATATAATTTTGGCTGTAAGTGAATTAGTAGAATCATTTACAATTCCACCAGCAAGTCTAGCTAATATCTTTCTTGCTACCCAGTCTTCATGCAAATGCTCAAATACTGCTTCTGTAGATATAACATCGTTATCACAATATGCAGCTACTTCTTCCCACCTATCTTCTGGTACCGGTTGGTCCCAAGGAAATCCTAATTCTTGGTGATGAATATGTAATTCAATCTCCCATTTCTTAAGACTTTGTTTAGTGTTACTAAAGTCATATACATCTGTGTAACTTAAGTTATAAGCTTCTCCAAACATTGCATTCTTTGAACCATTAATAATTCTTTGGCTCAAATTAAACAACTGTTCATTGTTGTATCCCATCATAGCCGCATACAAAATATGATTGTCATAACGACGACAGTTAAATCCTACAAGCTTTAATCTTAACAGATCTTCTACTTCATTAGCCGAAGGATTAATTATCCTTACAACTTTCTTTCCTTCTCCACGATACTTCCAATTAATCAAGAACAGATTAGGAAATACTTCCACATCATAGAAGACAATATCACTATCATCTTCTGCATACTGATTATTAGTTATCGCAGAAATATCATCAGACTTAAACTTCATTTTGTTTACAAGTTTAACACAGTAAGCAGAATTGTTACTACTGTTAACTGCAAACGCCAATATTGCCGGTCTCATGTCTGTAACATCGTAATTCAATCCAGATGCGTAGCAATTTTCCAAGTCTTTAAATATAAGTTCAAGACTAGGCTTAGTGTATCCAGCAATTTCTTTATTCAAGTTTTTCTTGATTAAAGTTCTCAATGCTTTCTCACTTTTAATTGCATCAAAATTAACCATTTTCTTCTCCTTCCTTAAAGGAAGACCAGAACTAATGGTTGCTATTGGAATATCATTACAAAGAGAGAGCTTACGTCTTAATGAAGAACCACCCTGAAATATCTTTATTTCGATTCCTTCATCATAGATGTTGCTCAACTCATTAACATCCCCATCATAAATATAATGTAGATGTAATCCTTGTCCTCCTTTACTAATCTCTGCATATGTCGGTGGAAAGTCCTCCGCCGCCTTTAAGTTAAGCTGAAGATTCTTATTTCCATCTTTGTCTTTCTTATCAAAGTCTATTACAATATGGTTCTCTTGTGGTTTCACATAATGTAACTTATGTGTATCCAAATCAGAAAGTTTAGTCGAAATATCACCCCAGGCATTTTTTGGAGTTTCATACTTACTTGCATACTGCGCTAAACAGTTGCTGCAATACAAGTCAAAAAGTGATTGAGGTTTTTCTTCTAACTTTAACCAGTCAGGAATATAATTCTCTTCTGCTTCTTCTGTCTCTTCTTGCTGCTGTCTCTTTTCTTCAAATTTTTCAGATATGAATCCACTAAAATAACTTCTTACATGAACATCGTTTATTCTTGCTTCATTCTCAAATGTTCTAAAGTAATTCTTAAGTTCCTCTCTAAACTTATACATCGGCAACATATAGCCAACATTAGCATTTGTACAATATTCCTTATACATAGAATATGCCTGCTTAAGTGTAACACCATCATCTTTCTTAAACTGTAAGAAATTTTCTTCCACAAAGTTAAAGAAAGGATCAGTTGTATACATCATCGACAAAGGAACATATGTGTCATAAAAATGTTTACCTAATTGTTCATACACATCTAAACAATGCTTTGCAATAGCGCCTCTTTGAAATATAATTGCCTTCATCAATTTGTTGTACTTTGCATTTGCCAGCTTATTACCTGTAGGAACGACATCTATTACTCTTCGTATAAGACCAGACTTTGCATCTGTAATCTTAACTGGTTTATTAGATGCCATAAATAAGAAGCACTTTGGAACTATAGAATATTCAGACTTAAACTTCTCATTAACAATAATCTGCTCATGAGATATAATACTGTTAAGTAAACTGTTATCCTCTATTTTACTTAAATCTCCATCGTGCTGTATAGCTATAAGAGGGTTGTCTTTAAATGGTGAAGTAGAAAATCCAGAGTTTGATGAAGTCAATGCTTTTGCATCGAATGCCACGTAATATCCTTCAAACAAAGACTGAATAATATTCAACACAGTAGATTTACCAGAACCTGCTTCTCCATAAAACACAAGAAATTTTTGAATTGCCTTCGCGTCCCCAGTAATTATTGAACCGATTGCCCACTCTATCTTTTCTTTTTCATCAGGAGAATATAATGTTCCAACTAATTCATCCCAAGCTGAATGATCACCATCTTCAAGACTGTAATCTAGTTTTCTAGAAATATAATTTTCTTTAGTAACATTATTGTTTGCAAATGTTATGCTTGTATCAAGTTCTTTGCTGTTATCTGAAACTTTTGAAATAAATCTTTTAAACGCATCCCAGCTACCCGTGTTATATGCTTCTAAAGTTTTTATACTTATGTTACTATCGGGATGCTGTTTTCTTATTTCGTCTGCCTTGGCTTTTAATTCGTTGTCTACTAATGGAACAATATCATACTCATCTGTTGACCACAGACCAGTTGACTCGTTCCAAACAGCATAGAACGACTTGCCACGGACCATCAAATCTTTACTATGGCAAACTCTGAAGCTTGGATACACTTCATACTGAAAATATCCATTCTTCTTAGATTGCTTTACTTCAATATTGAAAAAATCCATAATGTTACGTCCTTACCATTCTTTATTTGCTTCACTAATTTTTAGCAAAAATCCCATTCCCAAAAATTTTCTATTTAAATTAATATATTAAAATTTTTTTCTCACACAATTAATATATAGTGGGAAAAATGGGAAAATGGGACAGATTTTGCCTTTTTTAGGCCATTTTTGCCTGATTTTACTAAAAATTCTCGTCGAGCCAACTTTGCATCTGATACCACACTTCTGTAGTTTTCCATCTTTTTTGGGATTTGGGATGATTTTGGTTAGGCCTAAAAAGGGCTCCATCACCGTCATTTCCATAATTTCGTCCCAGGAAAATATCCAAGCGTGAATCAACATACTCGTCGTCAAAATTCCAATTTGTTTCCATTTCAAGATGAAGATTCTCAATCATCTTCCAGAATATAATTCCGGCATAATTGACTTCTCCATCCCAAAGCAATTCTTCACCAACACGGATTGACAGACCTACCATCATCTCCAAGACGGTACATGGCTGTTCATTCAATCCTGTGTAATATCCATAATGGTCACGTAACATTAAACCGTCCGAAGCCCTGTTAGCATCGTTCTTAATAGTCCAAGTGAACTCACGACTTCCCAGAGCTCGGAACAGTTCTAAATATCCTTTCTCGCCATCTACTTTGTCCATCAACCAGTTTAAATATCCATCGCTTATGCGACTAATCATACGAGTTCATTAAACGCGTCATGCTCTACTGTGACCATATACATCATTCGCATCTGGTCATTAGCAATATAAATGGCTTCGTCTAAGTCCTCTGTATCATTGAGATTGAACTCACCGATTTCGTTCATAATATCAACTGGAGAATCTGTTTCGTCGTCAACAAGAACTCCATCAGCTTCATGATAGGATATAAATCTCTTATCATAGTCCATCTCATTCTCATTCCAGATCTCTTCCGAGATTAGATATGGTTTCTTTTTCCGGCCTTTCTTCTTCTGAGAAGACTGAGGACTATTATCACTACTGCTGCCAATAGATTTATAATCAACAACAACTCTGTCAGACTCCTCCGGCCTATAAATTCCCGAAACTTTTTCATAAGATGTTTCTTCGGTTTCGACTTTGTCATCACCTTTTTCTTTATTGCTGCTTTCATCTGTAGGTTCCTCCTTCTTTAAGGGAATATCATTGTACTTCTTGTGATAGTACTCGGCTCTTTCATTAGCCGCTTCCATGTTTTCTTTTTCGTAATATCTCTTAGTAACATACCAAGCAACACCGCCACCTGCTGCCGCTCCTAATATCATACCAGAGATAAATAACAGAACTCTTTTTCCTTCCATATTGTCCTCCTATATAAAATGGTGTCCGTCAAACATGTCGTATGATTCGAACAGTCATTTTTCTCCTAAATCCACTTTGTCAATAATCGGTCCGTCTACATTGAAGTCAAGTAATATACATTGCTCGTACTCGTAGTTGCCTTCCTGATTAATAATCTCTCTATTGCGTAACTCGTACGTACCAAAGTTTACATGGCTGTCAATGTTCGGATTCTCTGGATCAAATATCCATCCAACAACCTGTCCGGCCTTTGTCTTAGGCAGACCAAGCATTTCATAGACATCGTTCAAGAACAAATATCCATTAATTTCAAGTAACTGATTAGCATAAGACTGCTGACAGTTCAAGAAATGAATATTATCATCCCAGTCAGGCCTGTAATGCATTGCATCTTTCCATCTGAACTGAGTTGATGTGCAATCGAAGAACTTAGCATAGTCAGAAGGATCCGGCTCATCTACAACGTAAATATCTTTCTTTGTAGTAGTTGTTGTTCCATCATCATGCATCTCAGTAACTTCAACCGTTTCTTTTTTCGCTCCAGTTCGAAATCGTTCATCTGCTTCTTTCCCAAGTTCGTTAATAACGTTCTTACGATATTTCTTGAAAGCTCCGTCAATTGCAGTATAAGCTGCTGACAATCCAACTACTGTTTCTGTAAGTTTCTCAACTTTGTTTTCCATAACTGCATGCTCGCCAATGAAACAAGCTGCTGAACCTGCTGCAAATATCACAGGAACTGCTACCTGTCTTGCAACTCCGCCGATAGTTAAAGCATACGCCTTAATTGTATCAGTCTTAATATCTTTACTGTTAGCATAATCTTCATTGAGTTCTGCTGCCGTAGTAATCATCTCCATGTTGTTTTTATGCTCTTCAATAATATCTTTGCATTTGAGAGTAGCTTTTACAGTAGTTCCTAAAGCTGCTGCCCCACATACAAAACCACCGACGAGTAATATTTTGTCTTTTCTTTTCCAAACAAACTTAGCTACGCTGCCACTGTTTGTTGCTAAAGCTGTAATGAAACTCATTACTATTGTCCTCCTTTTATTAAGCTTTTTAAATTGTTAAGTTCATTATAAGTAGAACTTTCACGAAATCCGCATTTGTCAGTCCAAATATCCAGATCACGTTCAAGTCTTTCCAATGATTCTAAGATTTCAGTTTTCTTTGCCCTAACACAAATATCTTCTGAACGAAGCTCGTCCAAAGGATCTTTGTCTATCTTGTTACTTTCTGGCAGAAGCATTGTATAATTATCAACACTTGCAAAATATTTGAGTGTTCCAGCTTTCCATCCCCAACCTTTCCTGGAAACAAATACAGATATCTTTTCTTTAGGCTCAACCCTTTCTGGGTATTGCTTTAAAATATCAAAAAGAGTTTCCTCATATAAATTCGTGTTATGAAGTATACAATCTGCCATTAAAGACACAAGTTTATTACGAAACTCGTCATCTTCTTTGAAATGAATTATCATCTTCCTGTAATATATCTCCCTTCTTCGTCATAGTCGTAAATAGTAGCCTGACGAACATCAGGTTTATCATTTACTGGCTTCTGACCTTTCTTTTTCATAGAATAATATACAGCCATTACCTGAGCATCACCCATTCTAGCTACTTTTTCAGTCCATCTAGGCCCAGGATACATCTTAAGGATATAGTTCCTCATCTCACTAACATTCATAAATATCTTTCCTCCTTATAAGGGTTCAATTCTCGGCATTCTTAATACTACGCCGTTTCCAACTTTGTCATAACGAGCTCTTGAAAGATCACTCCAGCCCCACTGATTGTCTGTAAATTCCCTGACATTAGTGAAGACTTTCTCTCCGATGACTTCTTCAATTGCATCATACATGTCAGATACAGATGTTAAACCATACTGTTCTTCTTTCTGCCTAAGAATATAAAGTACATCATCAGCTTCCGGTCTTGAAAGAGCAATTTCCTGATAAGCATAACCAGAAGTTCCAGAGCGTCTTACTCTTTCTTCTTCTCTCTTTTCGTTCAAATTAATTACTCTTGAGGATTTTAACCCCCCGGAATAAATTCCAGAATAATTTACTTTGCCTCCGCTTCTTCTGCCTGAAGATGTTTGCCCGAATAATATCATGTCAATACCATTACAAACAATGTCTGAAATAGTATTCTTTACCGCAGGAAGTATTACATCCCAAAGTACATACTCTTTAACATTCGTAATATCTTCTGCAAATAAGTTAGAAGCAAACTTAGCCATCTTAGTTTTCTTTATAGTTCTTCCTTCAGGAATATCTACGGTCTTTTCAACCGGATCCTTACTTCTCTGTATTCTCGACGCATTCGAATTCCCCGGATATCTGTTCAGATCCATCTTCGTCCTCCTTAAACTTATTAACCAAACCTTTTATTAACACTGCTGCTCCAAATGCTGTTAAGCCACCTGCAAGAACCATTCCTTCAAATAACAATGTACAGCCTGCTCCATCTCTAAAACCGGTTCTGTAACCAGTGTATTTAGCAAGTTTAATGTAATCTTCGATAGCCCCAGCAGATATCAATTGAATAACTTTCTTACTTTCATCCATAATGATGTCCTCCTTACAAAAAGAGAAAGGAGTTGCTTTTTATAAGCTTCTCCAATCTCTTTAAACCAATATTTAATTTTTAAATTACTTAGTAGATTCTTCTACAGAATCGCTTTCCTCGTCGAAAAAGTCATCTTCGAGATCATCCTCGTCAGCTTTTGCAGCGTTCTTTGCACCAACCTTTTTCTTGATGAACTTTACCAAGAAGAAGATGCCTATTCCGATTCCTCCGAATACTCCGAATACACCAAGTATAGCAAATATTAATATTGCTATACCTAAAGGCGAGAGCTTTTCGGATACCTTATCGGCTATTACATCCTTTGCTTCTTCCATAATGTTCTCCACAACTTCTGGAGCTGCATCTGCAAACTGCTCGGGCATTTCCTCTGCGATGCTTTCAACTACGTTGTTCATTGTTTCTTCCATATTTTTATCCTCCTATATATTTTTTAATTAATATGGTTTCATATAAAAATTGTTTTTAATGCGACTAGAAATATCTTTCACGATAATTCATAATCGGTGGAACATTGTAACCTATCTTTAAAGCAGGCTTTCCGTCTGCAGTATGATAGTCTGTAAAGTCTACATATACCGGATAACCTTCACGCCATCCATTCTGATCTCCGAAGTAATCCTGATGCTTCAATAAAGGACCATCTCCAATCTTGAAACAACAATTTTCATTCAGAATATCCATCCATTCGTCAATACTTACGTACATTCCAGAATGAAGTTGTAAGTTAAGTTCCAAAGCGGCGTCCTTAATAGCCTCACGAGTGCTTAAGAACTCCTGCTTAGTGATACTGTCAACAAACCAGATAATATCCGATTTAGGTTGTACAGTCTCTTCTTCAGATTCCTTCGGTTTAAATATCTTTTCTTTCTTAACCTCTTCGGTTAATTCTTTTTCTTTGTCTTCTCCTAATACTTTTCTAGCTCGTTCACGATACAAACGAAGAGTTTCAATAGAAACTTCGGCAAGAGCAGTAGCTGCTGCCAATCTTTTCGTATTAATATCATAAGACTTAACTAGACACACGACAGCTCCGGCTCCAGTAATAGCTACTGGAATATAAAGAGGCAGAATATTCTTCAAATAAGCCCCCACTTTGGCTTTTCCTCTGTATCTCGGATCTGAATTAATCTCTGCCACAATATCACTGGCTCTAAAAGAAGCAATTCCAGTTCCTGCAACTGTAACAACTCCTAAAAATATCCCTGAACCAAGCAATATTAATGGCGTTTTCCTGTCAACGAACGCTGCTGATTCGTTAACTGTACTAATAATGCTCATAAATATCTTTCCTCCTTAGTAAAAGAACTTGTGATTGATGTGATTTCTGTACGATTTCACCACTTTAGTAACACATTTTTCAATTCCGTCCTCGCCAGTCTCGACAATACTTGAAATATCTTTAACAGATGTACCATAATCAACGCCAAGACGTGAGAAATTTACATACAAAACGTCTTTTTCATCATCAATTTTACAATTAACAGACGCGTTTGCTATAGACTTAAGTCTATTGTAAACTTCTTTGCAGAAATTTTTAAGATTTTCATCCATACATAGGCCTCCTTCCTTTAATTTTGCTGTATTCGAAAAGCAAAAGGAGCTGTTTAAATATCAAACATACTCCTTCTCCTTTTGAATCATCATTTAGTGATTACTTCTTTGCAAATATCCCTTAACAGACCTCCACCTTCGCCACTAAAAGGCATTACACCTTCAGTTTCAGCTTCGTAAATTGCACTAAATATTGCTTTCGTCTTTGCCATTTTGCTGTCTTCTGCTTTAGCATCAACAATTGCCTTAATAATAACCGGTACAGCTACCGAAGCTACTCCAATAAGTCCTCCTATTACTACTTTCTTGACATCAGATTTGCGTTGTGCTTTAGCTTCTTCAGCTTTACGCTCGCCTTCTTCCTTCTCATAAGAAAGTTTCTCTTTATCGAACTTCAATCTTTGCTCCTGAATATCTTTTTCAGCATCAATCTTAGCCTCTTCAACTGCAAGCTTTTGTTCCTGAAAGTTGCTTTCGTTATCATTTCTTTGTGTTTCAAGTTCGATTCTCTTCTGCTGAACTTCTTTTTCGAATTCAAGCTTCTCTTTTTCTAATTCAAGTCTTTTGGACTGAATATCTTTTTCAAGATCAACCTTGTTCTGTTCAACATCAAGTCTTCTTTCTTGAATATCTTTCTCGAACTCAACTTTCTTCTTTTCAAACTCAAGCTTTTCGTTGTCAAGTTTAAGACGTTTTTCTTGAATATCTTTTTCAAGATTGAACTTCTTATCTTCAACTTTCTTATCGTTCTCAAAGCGATCGTTATCTAATTTCTGTTTTGCATCCGCAACATCCTTGTCAGATTTAATCTTTTCTGACTTAAGTGAAATATCTTCAAGTACTGCACCAACCCTTATACTATTAATAAGCATATTATTGGCTGCATTGCCAACATCTGGATCAGTTGTCGTAAGCAATACATCATGTGCGGCCGAAGCCGAATCATTAATGTAACCTTTTAATACTTTCAAATTTTCATCCATTATAGATACCTCCTTAAAATATCTTTTAAATTAACGTTCTACATACAGATCGTTTTTACTGCGAAAAAGGAAAGGGCCTGTAAAAGCACCCTTTTTAATCCTATTTGTTATTTCCTGCTTAACTTTCCTAGAGCATAGGTCAGTATTGCAATAGGAAACGGAACTCTCCAATTTAAAACCTTTCCTACAACAAATATTACACCTATTGCCATAAGCAATAAGCCAAGGAACAAACAAATTAATCCTAAAATAAAAGCTATCATACAATTTCCCTCCTTTTAATTAAGCTTTTAACAACTCTTTACATCTGTCAAAGAAGAAATCCACAATTCCTTTTTCTCCTTCTCTCCATGCCTTCTTACCGGGTTTGTCTATAAATCCAACAATTGTTAATACAACTTTGGCTATAGCCAACAACGCGGCTAATACAAGCACAATAATTTTCCAAACTTTAAACATTATTTGTCCTCCTTCTCCAAATATCAAGATCATTATCATCTTTTCTATTAAAGGATTGCAATTTTTGCGAAACAAAGAAGAGAATGAGAGGGAATCGAACCCTCATACACTCTACTTTCATCGAGTGGTAGACCATCAATACTTCATTCTCTTCTATAAAGAACTTGTTTTTATTGCGAAATATCAAGCCTTAATGAGTCTGTTCTCGCTCTCGTAATGAGTAGTTGAAGCACTATGACCTATCTTATACCTGTAAACCTTCTTCTTATTGTGCATGAAGTAAGTTATAGAATATACCTCATATACAACTTTACCATGTTTAAGCTTAACTTTATCTCCTACTTTGAATAAAGGTTCGATATAGTCTTCAGATTTTGTAAGCCATTTCTCCATTCTCCAGAAAGCACCGGAAATATCTTCCAAATCCAAACTTATAAGATAGTTCCATTGCTTAGAACGCTCACTCCATTTGATTCTGCAGACAAAGAAATCTTTGTTTTTACTGTCGTTAGTTACTTTTACAACATCTCCGACTTTGAATTTAGGAGGTTCTTTAGCAATAGAAGGAATATTTTTTTCTTGTTTAAAAGGGATTAACAAATCTTCACATACACAGCGCCTAGATTTATCTGATGAAGATCCTAATACATACCAATAGCCTCTATAATAAGCAGGTTCATCACGCCAATACATTCTTTCTATAGTGTATGTCATTCTAAATATATCATTAACGACCTGAACTTCGTCGTCAACTTTAAATTTAGGTTCTGGTCTTTCAGGAATATCTTTTTCAGCCTCTTCACATTTTGTATTTTTCAGTATCTGATGTTGCCTGAAATCATGCATTATCTGGTCTAAAATATCCAGCTTAGAATTAACTGATTCTAAAGCTTCTGCAAGCTTATCTATCTTATCTTCGATTGCATGATTTGCTTTCTCAAGATTAATCTGATGGGATTTGATTGTATTTGCCGTTGATTGAATACAGTTAAGATTTGAAGTTAAAGCATCATATGCTGCTTTCTCAGCTTTTGCAAAGTCTTTAATCTTTTTTTCAATACCATCCAACTGAGGAATTACGATGTTAGGTTTCTTATTCTGATCAATTATCATCTTAATACTATCAGGAATCTTGAACTCTTCTTGTCTCATCATGCTTGGTCCGAACCAAGGCGAATCATCCTTATGAACTACAGTTTCTTTTTCCTCGAAATGAGGATGCTTGTCTACGAAATGAGGATGCCTAAAAAGAAATGGCTGACGTTCATCAGGTATTAAACAATTTTTACAAGGTTCTTCGTCAAATGATTTGCACAAATTTCTGCAATTATAGCAGCAAATATCTTCTGATTCAATGACTTTGGGCTGTCTCCTAGCCTTTACAAAATCATCATAAGTAGGCTTATTGCCTTTGTCACATTCATCCATAATCCAAGCAATGTCTTCTTCAGACATAGAGTCACTAGGTAAATTAGCCTTAATAAAAGCTGCAAATTTTTTCTTTAATTCATTGTCTATCATAACAAATATCCTCCAATCAATTACTTTTATGTTCAACTTTAACGGCATATTTTTCTTTCTGCCATTCTGCATAACCTGTACCCTGGCCATGCTCTTTCACTATCTTATCAATATTGTCTTCTTTATGCATTGCTTTGGAATAAGAGACTGAAACACCTTCTCTTTCTTTAGCAGTTCCAGCGCTTCCTTTCTTCTTACCCTGAACTTTAATTCTATCTCCGAAAATATCTCTTGCATCGAAGAATACACCAGACTTACTCATGTTTTCCGTTCTCCTTTCCAAGTTTATAGATCTTGCCTAAAAATCCAAAGCAATTAAGAATAATACCTATCCAAGCTAAAACAAAACACCAAGTAGGTGCACTAATTAACTTTAAAATAACCAAAAACAAAATTCCACTAATCATTCTTCTTTTCCTCCTTAAAGAAGTTTGCATCACCCATGAAGCCTGTAAGCCATTTACAGGAGCAACAAGGTTCTTCATTGCCATGCTTTTCTCTGTTAACACATCTGTCACAAATTACTTTGCCTTTGTCCATAAATATCGGACGTTCTTCAGGATTCGGTATTGCCATCTTCGTTTTCCTCCGTATTACTTAATTTTTTACATAAATTCCTGTAGCATCCTTCACAAATATCAAAACGAACATCTCCAAATTCAAAAATACTTGATGCATTAGACATTACTAAAGCATAAGCATTGCCTTCTATAGTCTTTTTGCAATAATCACATTTTGTAATTTTCATATTTTTCCTCCTTAATCATTATACTCATACAAAATATCCAACCATTTGCTTCTTTTTTCCATTACGTCCTTACAAGGCGTAGAAACCTTACTATTCTTAATAAATGGTTCAGCTCCACCTTCGCCATGTTTAAAGCACATAACAGAAGCTTCCCAGGATTCGTACTTATCGTAATATCCACGTAAGAGTTTGCATCCCCACTCAATATTTCCTTCCGGTGTATGAGCATCAATACCTTCTATTGCGGCATTTACACAGTTCTGATGAGACAACTGCATGTATCCGTAATATCTAGGACCTCCTTCAGCCCCTCCAAGAACCTTCTCATTACCAATATCTTCTCTGAATGAAGATTCTGTTTCAACAAGAGCTAACACCAGAGAATATGGAACGTCATACTTTTCAGCATAGTACTGCATCATGGTTTGCAGGGAAATATCCATAGAATCCAAATACTGGTAATTACCTATGTAATCAGCAAACTTATCGTCTTCATCCGGAATATCTTCTGCTGCTTCAATGAAGTCTATCATGTTGTTAGTCGCTTCATTAACAGCTTCAACGTCTTCTTTTAAATATCCCAGTTCTTGTTCTGATAATACAACCTTAGCGTTTTCGACAACTTCTTCTGGCATACTTTCGGAAATATCTTCCAAATACTTCTTGTCCTTACTCTTCTCAGCCCATTCCTCGATGCTTTCATCGTCCGTGTTGTTCTCTTCAGAAATATCGCTTAAATCGATTATCTCAATCTCGGAATCCATGATAGACTCGTTTGCCTCAATACTTCTTTCATACTCTGAGGACATCTTAATTGCTGATGTCACAAATAATACCATGAAGCCTACTGTTAAGACTCCAAAAACAATTACCATAAACATTTTTTTTCTCCTTTTCATCAACCAATTTTTAAAATAATTGTCATGTTCTAGTTTAATTGTTTATCATCTCCTTTCATCTTTGCCCCGCATTGCGGACAGTATTTATACAATGGAATACCACCTTCTGCCTCTTTATCGGCACATTCAAGGACAACGCAATGACACTCTGAACAATTCCAATTTCCAAGTTTGGGGTTATAGTCATATTGTACCCATTCCCAATGTCCTATCTTTTGTTCTTGCTCTAATAATCGCTTATAGTCTTTCAGCCATTCTGCAAGTTGTCTGTGTTCTGCTGCACATTCTCTACATTGCATACTTTCAAGACAGTTTTTATCAAACCATTCGTTCTGTTCCGCAACTTCCTCTTCGTGTTTAATTGCTTCATCAAGTGTCATTCTTCTACCTCACTTTCTTCCAATAAAAATACTCGCAGTGATTGTCGGTGTTTCACATTCAGTATCAATCTCATAAGTTATGTTCTCTTTAATAGCCTCAAATAAATCTTTTGTTAATGATTGTTTGAATAATGCTATAAATCCTGCATCATATGGTTGGTATGGTGGCAAAAATCTTCTTGACCGATACTCTTGAAATTGCATTGTCGTATGTGTTACAAACTTTGGCTTATTATATAAGTCATATAATTCCTGCATAGTAGGACTGTCCGTAATAATTCTACG